CAATGTTTGAGACAATAAGTTGACTTTTTTTGTTTCATTTATTTTAATTACTTTTGGTAAAACTAAAAATTAAAATTATGATAGCTTTCTTAGTTGCAGTAGCAGTAGTAGTAATTGTCGGCTCAATCGTTGCAGTCGTTGTATTAACTCAATAAATTTGTATGGCTTTTCAAGAAGGAAACCAATGGTGGAAACTTAGAAGTAAGCACGGAAGAGATAAGCTTTTCGCTTCACCTGAATTGCTTTTAGAAAGTGCTTTTGAATACTTCCAATGGTGTGACGAAAACCCATGGGAAAAAACAAAAACATCATCATTCGACAAAGGTGAATTTTCAGGAACTTCTATTGAAACAGTACCAACTCAAAGACCTTATTCTCTTGCCGGTTGGTTTCTTTATATTGGTTGTTCTGATACTTGGTTAAAGGAATTTAAAAAGAAAGCGAGTGACGATTTTTTACGGGTCATAAACGAAGTTGAGTTAATTATACATAAACAACAATGGGAAGGTGCTACGGTTGGAGCATTTAAAGAGAATATTATTGCTAGAACATTAGGTTTAAAAGAATCGAATGATATTACAACAAATGGCAAAGATTTAAACTTAAACCCACTCACACAAGAAGAACTTAAAAAAGCATCTGATTCATTAGATGATGTATGATAGATTACAACAATCTTACAAGAGAACAGTTAGCAATTGCACGCGTTAAATGTGATGCTTCATTGTTGTATTCTACTCGTTTTTGGTTTCGTGTTCTAAAGAATCAAAAGTTTATAGTCAATTGGCATCATGAAGAAATTTGTGATGAATTAGATAAAATTGAAAGCTACCAACTTGAACTACTAAATATTAATATTCCTCCAAGGTTTTCAAAGACTGAAATTTCTGCAGTTAATTTTATTGCTCGTGGGATTGGAATGAATCCAACATCTAACTGGCTGTATATTACAGCATCTGATGAATTAAGAGCGCAAGTATCAGTATCTATTCGAGACATAGTAACACATCCGTATTTTTACATTATGTACGGAGTTCGATTGAAAAAAGATTTAAACTCCAAAAACTTGTGGCGTACTGAATCAGGAGGTGGATTGAAAACGGCTACTATATTTGGTCAAATTACTGGTTTTGGTGCTGGTCAATTAAATGAAGATACTTTAAATGATATTCGAACTTTCGAAGGTGCAATTATACTAGATGACTTAAACAAAACAGATGATGCACAAGAAGAAAACGCAATTAACGAAAAGGTTTCGCGAACTGTTTTTAACACGGTATTAAGTCGTAAAAACTCACAAGATACACCAATAATAAACATACAACAAAGGGCGGGTGTAACCGATGTAACAGCCGAGTTTATGGAACATTTTAAAGATTCCAAAAAGGCTAAATTCATGGTTTATCCAATCATTTCAAGTGATGGTGTGCCACTTTGGGAGCAGAAGTTTAATTTAGATTCAATTAACGAACTTAGAACAAGTCCGAAAACTTCACACGTATTTGAAACTCAGTACATGCAGAACGCTACTAAGCGTGAAGGTATGATTTACCAACGTGAAGATTTCGCTTACTATGACTTATTGCCTGATAAATTCGAGGCTAAACATTCGTTTGTGGATATTGCTGATACGGGTACAGATTCGCATTGTTGTGTTGTTGCTGGACTGTTTGAAAAGAAATGGTATGTTTTAGATGTATTATTTACTAAAGAAGGTACTGAGATAAATACACAATTAACAGCGGATATTCTAAATAAAAATAATCCTAATTCAGTAGTAATCGAATCGAATATGGGTGGTTCAATGTATATTCAATTGCTTAGACCTTTAGTAAATAAATCTACTGAGATTTACGCAATTAAAAATACATCAAATAAAATTACTCGAATGGTAAGTAATAAGAAGTTTATAATTGATAACTTCGTTTTGCCTAAAAAATCAATAGGTATTGAGTATGATAATTGGTATTCAGAACTATTCAAAGTTACAAAGGATGGAAAATACAAACATGATGATGCTTTAGACACTCTCACAGGATTAGCTGAAAGCGTTTACTCATATTTCATTCATTTGTATTGCTAAACAGTTTCTTCAACAAGTTTTAACGCTTGTTCTTTAGAATATCCAGCATCAAAGTAAGTTTTTACAGCTCTCGCTTTAATTTCTTTTACTTCATTTTCTGTTTTATCATCTTTTTGAAGTGCTGAAATATGGTCATAACTCAAAGCTATTCTATGACCTTCTTTTAATCTCAATCCTTGACTAAAGTTATTACAGTAATCATTTGAAAATGGAATGATAGCATCTTGATAAGCCATTTTCAAACCTTCTTGTAAATTCGCTTGAACCTTTGATTTTTCCTTACTGAAAATATTATCATTTAATTGAACTGAATCGATAATTCGCTTCATACCTTCTGAAATAGTTTCAAAGGTCATCATATCTTTAACAGGAAAACTTGTTGGATTCCATTTAACATCAAAGCTAGTGAATTTAATAGCACTTTGGCTGTCGAAAATACCGTATTCGTTTGTTTCTTGTTTTCCTAGTGCAATTTTATCATCTTCATTCATTGGTAAATTATTACCTTGACCATCAGTTCGACCACTTGAATAAAAACCAACAGCCCCCTTTTTAGTCAACAAAACATTTTGAAAACCTTTTGACGCTCTTATGTTTGAAATATCCATGTGAAGCGATTCAAGAACAGATTTACCTTTCAATGGATTTAACGGGTCAATATTTTTATGGTGTATAATCTCACTAGGTTGCCACGTTTTACGTTGTTCTGTTCCGTTGTTATCGTAGTCTAAATAATATTCTTTGATAATCCCATCAATATCAATTTGCTCATAGATTAAGCCTGTTAAAATCATTTTAATTCTATCTGCGGGTAAATTCCATAAAGCTGTTGGAACTTCCGACATAGAACTTCCATAATTTGTGTATGTTATGCGATTACCGAAAATTAAATAATGCAAAGCGCACTCTTGCATAAAAGATTTACCATTCAATAAAACATTTGGATTTAGTAACCTTTTAACGATTTCAGAATTTTCAACTACTTCACCTTTTGCATCAAGTTCTTGATAAATTCCGTTCGAAAACATGGAAGCGAAACGGTCAAAAACGATTTTCACTTCGGATGTTGTGTTGTAAATCTCAGCTTCTTTACCTACAACCGTAATCCATTGTTCTTTATCGTTGTTACTTCCAAATAATCTATTTACCCAATTATTTGGCGTTCTAGTAAATCTATCGTTTCCTTGACCTCCCCATTGGTACTTAAACTTGCCAAACTGAATTAAACCCATAATTTTCAATATTTTGTCAAATTTATAGAAAAAAGTTTATATTTGTGATTTATAAACGGTTATTTTGCATTATGGAAGGACAAAAACCTACACAAGCGGAAATTGAAGCGGTTAAAAACGCAAAGAATAAAATTGTTAAATCGGCTAAAATCGTTAAGAAATGATTGAAGCGCCAATTTTTAAATCCAAAGAAGAAGAAGTTCAATGGATGTTTCAGAATAAGTCTTTGATTATTGCTGAAAAAACGAATAACGTTAAAAAATCTGATTCTTTTCTAGTTTCTACTAATCCGTTTGTTAAAACTGATACGACTAAATCAGAAGACGAACCGAATACAGATACAAATGAATCGATTAAAAGAAAGTTAGTTATTAACACAACTAATTTACTTGATTCACATTTAGACGTTCACATCAAAGGTTGTTTCAAAAAGACTTTATCTGAAATTAACTATTTACCATTATTACAAGAGCATGAAATGTGCTTTGATAAAATTATCGCTACAAATGTAGATGATGGATTGAAAGCATACGCACAAAGCATGACATGGAAGTCTTTGGGTTTTCCACAATTCGAAGGCAGTACAGAAGCTTTGATATTTGAAACACCAATCAATAAAGCACGTAACGAATACATGTTTAATCAATACATGAAAGGATATGTAAGAAATCATTCAATCGGAATGCGTTACGTTAAGATTGTAATGTGTATCAATTCAGAGGAATCAATGTACACTACCGAAAAAGAAAACTGGGACAAATACTATCCAATGGTAGTTAATAACGATGTAGCTGATTCAAAAGGATATTTTTGGGCAGTTACTGAATTAAAACTAATCGAAGGTAGTGCAGTTGTGAAAGGTAGCAACTACGCTACACCAACACTAGAAAGTAAGAATGAGCCGTTGAATGACACTCAGGATGAAAATAAAAACGAGCCGTCAAACGACACTCAAAAAAGAAGAAGGTTACATTATTAACTAAAAATTTATTAAAATGTTTGTAGAAAAAACACAAGAAGAAATCGACAAAATGAGCGCTACTGAGTACCAAACTTACTGCACTCAAAAGTCAGAACATGAAGCTAATTTGCGAAAAGAAGAAATTGAAAAGCAAATCGCAGAAGCTAACAAAAACAACGCATCTAAAGAAGATGTAGAAAGCTTACAAAACACTTTAAAGGAAATCATTAAAGAGCAAGAATTATTTGGTCTAAGAATGAAATCTGTTTTAGAGGTTAAAGGTTCTAGTTTTGGGATTGAAACTGTTGAAACTAAAGTAAATAATTGGATTCAAGAAAACGAATCTAAAATTAAAGAAATTCATTCAGCTGGTTCAGGTCACATTGAATTTGAAATTAAAGCTGTTGATGCAGTCTCTACAGCAAGTGCAACTTTACCAAGTCCAGCACCAGCATTAACAGGCGTTCAAGTTGCTCCGCCTTCAAATGTGAACTTAAGAGGTTCTATTGTAGATGGATTGATTAATACAATTCCAACTACACAAGCTGTGTATGCTTACACTGAATCTTTACCAAAAGATGGTAATTATTCATTTGTAGCTGAAAAAGGAGAAAAACCTCAAATTGATTTAAAATTTGAAACTCGTTATGCTCAACCAGTTAAGGTAGCGGCTCACATGGTTTTAACAACTGAATCAGTTCAAGACATTCCTAATTTACGTTCAATAGCTACTAATTATTTACGTGCTAAACATGATTTAAAACGTCAAAACGGAATTTTATTTGGTAACGGAACTGCACCAAATCCAAAAGGAGCTACTGTTTATGGTCGTTTATTCTCAGCAGGAGCATTAGCAAACTCTGTTGTAACTCCAAACTTTATGGATGTTGTTAACGCTTGTATTACTGACATTTACACAACTCACAACTTTGTAGATGAAATTCCATACATGCCTAGCTTAGTCATGATTTCACCAAATGATTTCTTTATTAACTTAGTTTCTGCAAAAGATGCAAACGGATTGCCGTTATATCCTTCAGCTTCTTTGTTTAATCAAGTTGTTATTGGTGGTGTTACAATTATTCCTTTTATGGATATTCCTTCGGGAAAAATATTTGTAGCTGATATGAGCAAATACAACGTTACTAACTATGTTTCTTACACCGTAAAATTAGGCTGGATTAATGACCAATTTATTACTAATCAATTTACAATGGTAGGTGAATCTCGTTTCCATGCTTTCGTTAAGAAATTAGACGAGCAAGCATTTATTTACGATGACATTGCAACTATTAAAACAGCTATTACAGATTAATTTTTAAAATTATGAGTACTATAGTAGAAGTAGAGGTTATTATCGAAAAGTTTGGTAATTACTCAAAAGGAGAGAAGCTTAAAATGAATAATACAACTGCTGATGCTTGTATTAAAAATAAAGCTGTAAAATTAGTTAGTTCAAAAAAAGAAAGTAATAAAGAACCAAAAGAAGATTAACAAATGGGATTAATTGTAAATGTTGCAGATTTCACAGGTCGTTATTTATTAGCGAAGAACCCTCACAATGTGAGTACTATTGATGATGTTATTGATTTGTATGAGAAAAGTTACATTTATAATATTCTAGGTGTTGAACTTGGTGATTTATTGATTACTGATTTAACGGGGGGTGTTCCGACATCTCCCGAATTTTTAGTAATCTTTAATGAACTTGCTTTTAATTCTACTTGTAACGAGCAGTTATTTGAGTCTAAAGGATTAAAGAATATTTTGTTAGGGTTTATTTATTGGAGCGCTGTTACAGAAGCTAGATTGCAACCTTCACAAACAAATGGAGCTATTCAGGTTAAAGTTGAAACGGGAACAAGTACAACAAATATTTCAGAGATTTACAACAGATACAACGACTCTGTAAAGTGGTCAAAAGCTATTCAACAGTACATCTATGAGAATTTTAGTACATACCCAACTTTCAAAGGTCAAAAAATACTAATTAACTATTCGATATGAGTAAGGATATAGTTGATGTTTTGCGTTACGATTTATTGCCGTATATCGACAATACAGTAAAGGTTAAATCTGTTGTTTCAGATGTTGATACTTATACGCTTGTATTGTGTTCGATTAAGTGGTTAAAAGTTGGGCGTTTAATAACAATTGGTTCGTATGAATTTCAAGTGATTAGCATAAATTATTTGACTAATACTGTTGTGGTAAATATTCCTAATCCGTTAGCCGTGATAAAGAAACATGATACAGGTACGATTATTCGCCCAACGTTTATTCATGGTACTAAATACACGGCTAACATTGAATGGTTAAAATCTATTCAATTTGACTTAAATACTGGTTTGCCTTTAATTTGGCTTTATGAATCGATTAACGAAAGTGTGAACGAACAGTTTAGTCCTTTTGATTCAGAAGCTAGTTTGAGATTATTCTTTTTAGATTATATTGACTTAACTGGCGATTCGCTAGTAAATGAAAATGGTAATTCAGATGAAAACTTTCAAATCAGAAAACAAGGTGTTAAACCTATGCTTTCATTGTCTGATTCATTTTTAGATACAGTTGATTCAAGTTACAAGGTAGAAAGGTCGTCTAGTTCAAATCGTACTACATTCTCAATATTTGCGAATGAAAATTCTAAAAATGGAGAGACTATTTACGAGCGAATACTAGATGCAAATTTAGGAGGTGTTGAAATTCGACCAACATTATCTATTTACAAAGGTGTCGAATGTTGTTGAAAAAAATTAAAATTTAAATAAAATGAGTACAATTTGTTGCAAATCAGGTTTGCCAAACTTTGGAAAGCCAAAAAACTGCGTTATTAAAATAGACGAGTTTGTGGGTGCAATTGCTATGTCAACATTTACCAACGCAGGAGCGTATAATGAAGTTGATTTAACAGACCCATTTACAGCGTCAACGCTTACGGGATTAATCACAAATACAGACGTTTCTTTACGTTGGGTTAAATTGCCTCGTTTTTACGATGCTAAATTAACTCCAGCAGACACAGTATTTGATACAATGCCTGATGATACTAAATTCTTTGTTCGTGAAGGTATTCATACACTTACTGCTACAATGGCTGATGATGATGCTGTTCCTGCTGTAATCGGTAAACTAAAAGCTTTACGCTGTAAAAACTTCTCACTAGGATTAATTACACGTTCAAATCAATTAGTTTTAATTGGTGTTCCTGATTCAGACACAATTAAACGTGCATTATTAGTGAATAAAGGTTCTATTGACCCTAAAATGATGTTCAAAGAATCAACAACTACTAACAAAATCATGTTTAGTGTTGATATGGACAACTTGTTTAAATCTGAGGATTTATACGTAATTGATGGAAATGAAATCAATGTAGATTTCTTGAACATGAGACAATTGACTGATGTTAATATCGAATCAGTTGCTCCAGCTACAACTACTACAGCTACAATCGGTTTACGTACCGATTTCGCTATGGGCTTACACCCTAACTTTGATGTATTCGGATTAACTGGTGCAAACTTCACGGCTAAAAACTTAACTACAGGATTAAATATTACATTAGGTTCTGTAACTGAGGATTTAAATATTGATGGTCAGTACGATGTTGTATTCCCTGCTCAAACTTCGGGTGATGTAATTGAATTAACACTTGTTACAACTACTTATTATAGTGGTTCAGTACAAATTACTATTCCTTAATGAGTTGGTTTAAACATGGGCGTTTTTCTATTAATTTAGAATCGATTGAAGGATTGAAGTTAACAGAGTGTTACGAAATGTTCCCGAATATCACTAAAGAAATAGTGAAACTTGCTTATGATAAAGCAAACCCAAAAAAGAAGAAATAACAGAAAAGCCTTGTAAATTAATACAAGGCTTTTTCATGCTTAAAAATCACTATTAAATCACTAAACTACTTCATATTGCTGTTTTTATTGGTTACACTTATTAAATTTTCAAAAACTGATTTATCAAAAATATCTTCTTCTTTAAAAGATATGCTTTTCCTTCTTTTTTCTTCTTTGATTATTTTAATAAATTCTATTAAGCAATAGATAATAAAAGTTAACATCATTAAAGATGCAAGTGTAAATATTACTATTAAATCGTTCATGTTATTTGTTGTGAGATTTACACTCTTCATTAAAATTATTTAGTACTGATTTAAAAACCTCATTAGAATCAAAAACAATTTTAGTTATTATTCTGTGATTTACATATCCTTTATACTTATACAATAAAACTAATAAATCTTCATCATTTGTTATATATAATGAAATACAAATATTTTCTATTGATGTTTTGTGAAGAAAGCAAAATCCTGTATGAATTTCTGTTTTCTCAAATCCGTATTCTTTGCATTTATTGTTAAATTCTATTTCACTCATATTTATTTGTTATTTTTTAAAATAAGACTTTCAATAATACCACCCAATAATGCTAAGATTAAACCAACTGTTACAACACATCCTATTAAAGAAAATGGTATAATTAAAAAAATAAAAGTAAACAAAACTGCTGTTTTATTTTTTAGCATATCTTTTATGTCATAAGTAATCATAAATGATAAAGAAATACCCCCAATTATAGATGTTATAAAAAATAATAATTCTGATTTTGTTAATTCTTCCATACTTCGTTTTAATTTATTCAAAAGTACTTTTTTAATTCAATACAAACAAAGTATATTGTGTTGAACGGTGATTTTTTAGTATAAGCGGTTGTAATAAGAAAAAATAGTTTAAATTTGCTTAAAATCAATTGTTTTGTGAAAGTTCAACATGAAGTTTATTTAATGTTAGAACGTGCTAAGATGCTAAATAATGCGAGTGCGTGGGTTTATGCAATGCGCGACAATTACAAACTACAAGCAGATTTAATTAACTCTATTAAAGACAGGTTGTTTAAAGAGGGTGTTGATGAAGATAGGCGTATTATTGGCACTTATTCGGCATATACTGAAAAGTTAAATCCTAAAAAGAAAGTCGGAACACGTTATACTTTATTTGATACAGGAGAGTTTTACAGTTCTATTTATATTCAAGTAATGAATGATTACTTTTTAATAAATGGTGATGGAGATAAAGGTGATGAAAATCTATTTGACAAGTTTGGTTATGGAATAATTGGACTGGATGAAAATTTATTTGATTGGTTTAGTGAAGAAATAATAAATAAATATTTAGAATATGTTGGAAGGGTACTATACGGAGATTGACGATTTGCCATTGGATAGATGGATTAAAGCGAATAAATCAGATAATCCTATACTTTGTGCTTTGAGGCTTGATTACAACAAAGGAAACAAGGAAAACGACAAAATTGCGTGGGAACTTGTTTTTAATGACTATTTAAAAAAGATAGGCGTTTCAGAGGAGTATCAAGAGTATTTGGATCTAATTTCTTTATACAATGAAAAGGCGATTTACTACCTAGACAACAGAGAACGTTATTTACTGAATGAATTAAACGAAATACAGCGTAAAATAGATAATATGAAAGCTAGTTTCGGAGTTGACGACAAACATTCAATTCATAACTCACTAAATACACTTTCTAAAATAGAAGGCTACAGAATAAAGGCGTTTGAAATTACAACATTACAATATTTCCTACTAATAAAAAGCATGAAAAATGGCAAAGAATAGAGTTTATAAGCAGTCAGATATATCTGACTCAGATATATTTGGCGGTATTTCTGAAAGTGCTGAAAAAGCATTAAAAAAAGTTGAGTTATTAGATAAAGAAATTGTTCAAATATCAGGTCATTTAAAAGTTTTACATTCAAATGCTGACACTAAAAGCATTTCAGGTATTCAACAGCTTACAACGGCTAATTTAGGACTTCAAAAGGCTGTTGAAAAAACTACTCAATTAGAAAAAGATAGAGTTCGCTTTGAAAAAGAAGCGATGAAACAACGTTTAGACGAAATTCGTTTAAATAAAGCGCGTGAAAAGTCAGTTGATGACTACAATCGTAAAGCGGAACGTGCGGAACAATTAGCACGAAAACAAAGTTCTGCATACAATCAAATGTCGGGTGACTTAGCTAGATTAAAAAAAGAATACAAAGATTTAGCAGCAGAAGAAAAACATACAGATAAAGAAGGTAGAGAATTATTAGCGACAATAAATAAACTTGACGCTAAACTTAAAAAGATTGATTCAACTGTTGGTGAACATACTAGAAAAGTAGGTCAATACGAAAATGTTTGGAGTAGATTAAAAGCAACCGCTATAAGTTTCTTTGCGATTAGTGGCGGTGTTGGAATTGCACGCGCTTTATTCGGTACAGAAGTACGTTTGCAAGGTCTTAGAACGGCGTTAAAAAACGTAACGAACGACAACTTAGATTATGCTCAAAGTATTAAATTCATCAATGATTTATCGCTTGAATACGGTCAAGATTTAACAGTTTTAACAGATACATACAAAAACTTTAGAGCATCCGCAAAAGCAAGTGGTTTAGCAATAGGTGAGCAAAACAAGGTTTATCAAAGTGTAATTAAAGCGGGTTCAGCTTTGAATATGTCAAATGAACAAATTGAAGGTTCTTTGCTTGCAATATCTCAAATGTTCTCAAAAGGTAAAGTTTCTGCAGAAGAGTTAAGAGGTCAATTAGGTGAACGTTTGCCAGGAGCATTTGGTTTAATGGCAAAAGCGATTGGTGTTACTGAATCGGAGTTAAATAAAATGCTTGAAAGTGGTGAAGTGATGGCAAAAGATGCACTT